GTGGATAGGGGGATGGCCCCCTTTGGTTTTTGTACTTCCGGCTGAAGATCTTGCAGAACGGATCGGATCCTTGAGTCGGTGTTAACATCATGACTGACGGCTAGTTTACCTGTCTCCAGCACGTGCTGAAGAAGGTAACCGTTCGCTCGAACAGGTAATGTTTTACACCCCCTCTGGGCTCCTTTCCGTAGCTGCGCAGCGCGAGCAAGTTCCCTGACCATTGGTGGATTCAGATTATCTGAAGCGATCAGACCCAGATCCCGGATTGATCCGGAGGTTCTTATACCTCCGAAGTCTCCCGCTGTGCCTGAAGCTTCAGCTAGACCGACGCTTGGCCTCGCGGCCGCCTCGGAACTCTGAACTCCACCAATTGAAGCAAGTCTCTCACAGAAGACCCCGTGGCTGCCAAAGAACTCCTTTTTGGTGTTCGGCACAAGACCAAGAGCTGCGAGACCTAGATGGTAATTTCTTACCGTCTGTCTCCCCCACAGCCCTAGGAGGTCATCTCCACAGATTGAGTATGATGTGAATCTGGCACCTGCGCTTCTTGCGCACCAGCTATTCGCGATGGACAAAACTGTCCAACTCAAACCCAATCCGAGGAGAGCCCCCCGTCTTGTCTCGACTCCATCGAGGATCTGCGGCCCACACACTGCTCTTCCCGCCGCGCGTTCCTGTTCAGTCCAACCAAGGCCATCTGCAAGAGCATCGATGACACAGTTGGACACTTCGAAGGTCAGATACTCTGTCGCTGCCGTTAAATCGGCCGAAAAGAGTCTGCACCCACGTTGTGCTCCCAACTTAGTCTCCTTGCCCTTAAGGATTGCCTTGTGCACCCCAAGGTGCTTTAGGACATGAATGGTTCGCGCGGTGAGAACCCGTGATGCGTGCACTTGCGCAGCGGGATGAATGGTTGCTACACGAACCTTACCCCCTCTCTCTTTGAGGGCAACTGCCTTGAAGGGTTGTGGTCCCAGCGCTGCTGTCTTTCTGATAGCATACTGGCCATACTCTTCGGCAGTTGGAATCTTTCGATTCGGTTTGCCTTTTCGTGCATTAACCAGGAAGTTGAGTGCCAGGCCCATGCCTGCTCCACTCATCCTCCCCGTTTCATCTCTCCGCGCACTTAGTGCGCTCGCCCGATCACCAGCCTCTTTCTCCGCGAGTTGCCGAGGGAGTGGGTGCCATGCCGGAAGATTCCGTCGCTCCTCATCGTAG